GTACAGGAGCATTGTCAGATAAAGGATCTGTAAGACTTGGACCCATGCTTGCTAAGTTCTCAGGGTCATCTGAACGTGCAGCTATATTCTCAGCAACATCCGTTGCAGCATCAGGCCCATTGATAACACCTGCACGAGTAGATGCTGTGGGTGACTGAGAAATATCTGTGAGAACCTTAGCAATCTTTCTAGTTTCACCTAGTCGGTTAGCTGCCTTTACACTCTTAGCACCTATGCTGAAACCAGCCGACACAAAAGGGAATATGTCGATAGCCCCAATAATAGCCTCAGTAACAGCTATGTCGTTGTTCCCGAACCTTTCGATTGTTGCATACAGATCAGCAACAGCAGCAGGGTTATCCGCAAACAAAACACCCTGACCAAGATACTCGTCTAGTCTTGTGTCAAGTAATGTTTCATACTCTTCCATAGACATATTACCCGCAAGAGCACGAGCAAACTCTTCTGAAACATTCTTACGTTTCATTGTAAGATCTTCAAAGGCACCGATAGGAAACTGTCTTAGGATGTAACGATCAAACCAATTCAAAACTGAACCAGCATTCGTTGAAGCTGCACGATCCTGAATAGCATCAGTTAGTTTGTCAACTGTTAGCTGGTACTTCATAGATGCTAGGTTCTGTGCACTTGTAAGTCTAGGGTTATCCATAGCATGGAAGGAGTTATCGAAGTAGTCACCAATAGAAACAAGATCAGCACCCTTCTTGGCCTGATCCTGTAATTCTTCTGCTGTCTCATATACTTCAGCACCCTCATCTGTGTAAGAACTTACAGCAGCAGACAAAGCTAAGTTTACTCTCTCAGTTATCTCAGCATGAGGTATCTCTAACTCTTCAGGTAACTTACCTGTAGCACCTAGGACAGCAGTATCCTTTCGTTCAACAGCAGATGAACGAGGATCTTCTATAGGTGTGACGTTAGGTTCTTCTTCATCATCACCTAAGAAGACTGACTTTGTAATGCCCTGTCCTAGAATAGTAGCCATTAACTAAAGTACCTTTTTATTGTTTAGGAAATAAACCTGAAATTTGATTTGACATACCAAAGGCTTGCATACCTAAACCAGCTATGGCTGATCCTGTTTGTGCTCTCATAGCAGCCGTTTGTTGCTGGGCACCAAAGGCTGAAATCTGATTAGACAATTGCCCTTGCATACCTGAATACCCTAGGCTAGAACCTAGCTGAGACTGTAGGCCTGTAAGACCTCCAGCTACTCCTGAACCACCTGCTGCACCTAAACCTTGTGCAGCTACTAAGGTTTGAGATCGTTGCATCTGAGCTTGTCTTAGGGCTTGCCTACGAGATCTAGCCGCAGCTAATTGTTGTTGACGTTGCTGTGCTGCTGCTTGTTTACGACCTGCTGATGCAGCTTGCTCACCTTGGTAGATACTATAGGCTGTTCCAGCTACAGCCGTACCTGCTGCTACTAGAGCTATTGTTGTAGCTGCTGCCATATTAAACTTCCTTCATGTAAGTGGACTCAGTCCTTTTATAACCTCGTCTGACGTAGAGCTTTTCTAGACTAGATATGCTTTCTATATCAGACATTACCATGTAATCTGCATTATTAAGTTTAGCCCATTCTTCAAAGTATTTTAAAAGTAAAAGAGAACCCTTTTTACCCCTATAGTCCTTTGAAACAAACCATGCTAGTTCAGTGGCTAACACTGTCGCTGACATATACATTTCATGTACAGCACAAACAAGAGCACCTTTTACTTCACCGTCCTCTTCTAGAACTAAAACGTCTGACACAGAGTTTAAGATTGAACTAAGTATAAACTGCTCTGTCTTATCTTTGTTCCACTTATGAGACTTAGGGGCTTCTCTTGAAAACTCTCTAGCTAAAACAAGAATGTCAAAGACATCTTCTTCTGTCGCTTTTCTAATGTTTATCAATACCTAGGGTTCCTACCTTGGACAATACCCCATCCAATAAGTATGAAGTCCTTGCCAGTTTCACTTTCGTATCTTAACCTCATTGAACGTCCATGTCCACGAAGCTTTACACGAGAAGTTATAACATCTTCAGGGTAATCATACAAGTCTAAATTGTTAGGATCTACAACAACTGGGTACTTTTTTCTGTATACTTGTTGAGAAGGGCTAAAGGTTTCTTTAAAGTCAAAGGAAGATGAGACAAGAAGACCTGAAGGATTAACAGCCTCGTATCCAGCCTGAGGGTTTCCTGTGAATCCTGTCTCAGTTACCCGACAGTAGGTTACAAGGTAAGGTGCATTCTTCTTTAAGACAGCATCCCCTACGAAGTCATAGCCTGTTTCAGCAAAAGATGTATAGTCAGTCTCACCCCAATCCTTGTAGTCACCACCTGAAAAAGAACCCATAGTAAGTCTGTTACTAGGTATTTGGTCAGCAGTAGCACTAATAAGTAGGATTATATTTGGATCACCTGTGTTGTGGTAGTTTATAGCTGTTGAGACAACATCATCACTTCCTGCTACAACATCATCTACCTCATTAGTTCCACTTCTAACATCTCTAACTAATTCATCTGAACCAAAACCTGAGTAGAACTCAAAGCCAACAATAAAGGACTCATACTGCTGAGATGTTTTGTCTTCAATCTTCCAAGGGTAGAAAGCACCAAGAGTTATGTCAAGTATTAAAAAATTGTTTATTTTATACTCAGGTGAGGCATCCTTGTTAGGATAGCCCCAATATATTCTTTTGTTAATAGGATCAAACTTACCAATAACTTTTTCTCTAGCATCAGCATCAATATTATCCCAGAAACTCTGTATAGTTGTTACAGAAATATTCTGTTCAGCACCTTGGCCTGACACTGGATCTGTGCTTAGTGTGTGGATACCGTGACGTGACCACCAGAAAGGTGCACCATCAGCAGCCACAAAACTCTGAGCATTAAGAATACCTACACGGCTTACACGGTTGACAGAGTAAGCATCGGCTTTAAAGACCCCATCAACACCACTTATCTGCCAGACACCATTCTCAGCAAATACATAAATAGAACTCTGGTAAGCATACAGTCTTTGTATTTTGTCAGCATCAGGTATGGTAATCATACCACCATCAGTAGGAAGCAAAGTGGATAAATGCTCAGAGGTAGGATCATTTTGTTGGTAACACTCACCTATATCGTCTTTTGAGTCAATAAGTTTAGAGAATACAATAGATCCTCCGTAATCCTCGTTATCTAATCCACCAAAGAAAACTCTTCCAGAAAAAGATTCACAAGATCTCCAACGTGATTGTACAAGAGTTTGACCGGGCATAATACTTGAGTTAAGGTAGTCTGTTCCAGCAGATCCGAATCTATTAGCTTTTTGAACCTCAAGTAATCTAGAGTTAGTACTAAAAAAATTTATTATAAAGTGACCGTTACCTGAAAGAGAGTTGCCCCCGTCAATTTTTTCCCACTCAGTCTTATCAAACTGATCTGAAGTATTTTTACCCGAAAACCAAGGATGGGTTAAAGCTGGAAATAAATTTGAACTTATACTTTTATAATAATTTAAAGTTGTTCCTGCGTTTCTTCCGTTGTTTTCTGAGGCCCACCCAGAGTTAAGGGTGTCATATCTACGTTGATCATTAATGGCACTTGTAGAATTAACAGACTCAGTATATAAAGTAGACACTGGATTAGTAAAATACCTAAAATCTCTTATTCTAAAATCAATAGCACTTATAGAAAAAACACCTGTTGAAGTTTCCTCTACAACAAAACTGTTGTTAATAGTTGCATGTGTCCCTATTAACAAACCATTAATAGAAGTAAATGAGATAGCATTTGCTACGTTATCTACACCAACGTATGAATTATTCGTAAGCGTACTTATATCAACAAATCCTAAGTACTTTCCAGAATACGGTGGTGCACTTTGGTCATATATAAGAACAAAAACACCGTTGTGAACTACAAGGTATTCTTTGTTAGGATCACCTGCAACATTCTTCCACGTAAAGCTAGACAAAGGTTTAGTACCATTTAAAGCAGCTTGAGTAGCAGTATTTAAAACGTGATTATCCTCTAGCTTAACGCCTAGTCTACGCCTACGAGTACCATCACGCCGTAAATCACAGTTCAACTCATCTGTAGAGGCACCTTCAGGAAAAGTCATCTCACCAGCTTCAGTGATCAAACCTTTAATAAAGTTATTAACTGCCTTTTGATTTAGACTTTGCGGCATTTCGTTCCATCTCTCTTTGGTCTGCGTACTCTCTTACCCGTTTAGTTTTAGAAACAGGTTTGTTCCGCAAATACCGTTCTAGGGCATTCTGTGCTGCTGGTATGTTCGTGTATCTACCTGATAGTTCTTTAGGAACTGAACCACGTTGATAACGAATAGTAAAAAACCTATAACCACCAACCTCTTTTTCAATGTATACTTCAGCTAGTAACTTATCTGATTTACACAAACAGTATTGGTTTTCTGTATCGTGTTTATATTCAATCATTAATGTCTTCCGTAGTAATTCCTAATGTTAGGACGTTTAGTTTTATACTGATCATTCATAACGTAAGACTTTAAACGACGAGCAGCCTGTTCAACCTTAGGGTCTGAACCCCCTTTGAACAGTGAGAAACAAGTTGACTTAGCTTCAGCTAAAAGCAATGGCATCAATGTGTTATCTAGGTCAGGTGCAAAAGAATCTGTCTGACTAAACGTAGGATACACAGAACCAAAGGCTCTTATCTTAGATGACTGTAGGGTTGTATCCACAGCACTATCGTAAGAGTTCATAATAACATACTCATCATCAAATGATGTGTAGTAGCTAGGGGCTGTGGTTGTACCGACAAAGATGTCTAAGTTACCATCGTAAGTCTCTACGAGTAAACCTGACTCATCCATGTTGTCTAAGAAATAAACTGGATCAACAAAGGCTACTTCAGCAAAGTCTTTCTTAGCCACAGTTCCTACGTTATACTCTACTCTATCAATATGTTTTGTGTTAGTAGGGTACTTGAAGTGAGTGGGTTTAGCTGAGTCAGCCATAGCTGTCAATGTCATTAGCTTATTGTGCTCAGGTATTTCACGGGCAGCAATAATATTGTAGTAGGTATCCTCTACTACTGACCCAATCTGTTGAGCCTCAACGGTATCTGAAATACTATTGACATCCTCAGAATCCATGTCTGACAAAATAGATTGTACAATTTGTAAAAGAGTTGTCTTCATGATGTACGATCCACGGCAATAAGAAGCATTACATCAACGTGACTTGAAGGGCCACCGTTGCCATTAATCCTAATGTAACTTCCTGCCGTTACTGTGTTGTTTGAACTAGGTGACAAAACATCTACATCCCCCGCAGCAGACCCTGACTGAGTAACCGTTAAGTTTCCCATCGAAGCACTAGAAGAATTATAAGCTGTTATAATTAAATCTGATCCAGCCATTGCAGCAGAAGTTACTGTTTGAAGTTTAGAAACTGTACCTGCATTTATAATAGGAACATAAATGTCTGTTGCTGTTGAAATATCATGGATGTGAACGGTAATTAAATCTTGTCTAGCTGTCCAAGCCCCTGAGTTACTACCATTAGAGACATAAACTTTACCAGCAGTTTGACCTGCTAATGCTTTAGGTTCATGTAAGTCACTACCTGTAAGTGCACTATGTTCTACGTTAGCCATTAGAAACCTCTGCCAGTGTTTTAAGTATTATACATATAAATATAAGTGTTGTCAAGAGAAAAGATGGCCCCCGAAGGAGCCACCCTTAATTTTATTATACGTCAGGGTTAGTTACGATAGTAACAATACCTTCTGGACGATACTTCTTAACACCATAACGAGCAGTAGTTACATACTCGTGGCGTTGATAGTCCTTGTTGTACTCGTAGTCTACCTCTGGCATTTGACGCCATGCACCCACGAATGGGTTAGCACCTGCATCTGAGGAGAAGAACAAGTTAGCAACACCATTGTTTACGTTAAAGGCGTTAGTAGTTGTACCGTCTTTTTCAGCCAAAGCTGTGTCAGCTACTGTTGCCTTCAAGTAGTTAGATGTATATACGTCAAAGCCGTAGACGTTAGCTACGAAACGCATACCTGTTGCTACACCATCACGAACAATACCTTCCCACATTGGGTTGTTAGACACGTTGACAAGGTTTGTCAGTGTGTTGATTTGGTATTCAACAGATGGATCAACAATCGCAACCATTCCACGGTCAGGAACATTAGCTTTCTTCAACGCATAACGAGCATACGCAAAGTCAGCAAGCTCTAACTTACCAGCATTACCGCCTGAAATACGATGAGCAATACTATTCTGAGCTTCCGCTGAGTTGTTTGCAACACCAACTTCAGGTGAGGCAAAGGTAGTTGACTCAAAATGTTCCATGATTGCACGTTCTTGTTCAGGAACAAAACGAGCTTCTAATTGAGCAGCATAGAATGAGTCCTGAGAAGCCTTCTTAGTAAGGTAAGAAGCTGATTGCAGGTACTGATCAATCGTGAATTGAAACTCCGCTGTGTCCATAGGAACGTATGAAACAGCATTGTCTTCTGTATAGTTAGACGCAGTTGTTTCCCCGATGGTTGGGATTGTAAAGGTTGTTCCGTCAGGAAAACCTTCTAGCATACGGACATACCGTTGTGCTTGCATTTCATCCCGAAGGATGTCTTTTAGTTCTGAGGAGTAAACCTCTGAACGGATAAGCCTTTGCATATCCGCATTTGATGAAATCATACCAGCCATTTGCTAGTCCTTTCTATGAGTTGCCGAATTTATCGCCCATCTTCATCTTATCTTGGATAAGTTGTTGTTGAATTTTAGGCGAATAATATTGATTAGGATTTTCTCGACGTAGGCTCTGGTAGTAAGACCAGTTCCTATCAGCCGAGGCTTGCATGTTGACACCTTCAGTACGAACCGAACCTTGAACCATAGGGCTAAAGGTCTTTTCTGGTTGACCGATAAGAGTAAAGAATGCTGAAGGAGATTCAGATGCAATGTCACGTAAACGATCCATTGACATACCTAGCTCTTCAGCTTTTTTCTGGACTGTAGCCGCCGCTTCAGTACCAAAAGAACTTTCTAACTCTTTATCAACTTGAGAAAGATTCTGCTGTACAGTGCTATTCTTCTCTCGTTGAGTAAGTGTCTTTTCAACAAGGCTCTTCAAAGTATCCTCATCAACAACTCCAGTGGTATTCTGTGTGTCAATGCTACCATTATTATTATTGGACTCTCCGTTATTCACTGTGGTAGTTTCAGTGGCCTTATTTTGGAGTTGGGCTAGAAGATCGGCTTGATAATCTTGCTTCTTCATATCCTCTCGCATCTGGACTAATTGATCTTCAAGATTCTTAATATAGCCATCTGCTTCAAGTTTACCTTTAGCAAGAGTCTCAGGGTCACGCCAATTCTCACCCTTTGTCTCTACGAGTTTATCCAGAAAGGATGCCTGTGGTGAGGCTTCTGTCTGTGTTTGCTCTGCGTTCTGTTCAGGCTGTTTGGTTGCAGCGCTGTCAGTAAATACCATAATTTTATTCCTTGTCTAAGTTGATAATGTCAAGCACTTGGGTTAGTGCTCTGTTGTAACCGATACGATCAGCTACTTTGTGTGACCAAGAAGGACAGTCGTAGTCCATCGTAGTCGGTCTATTCTCAAGCATAGACTCAAGAATTACTTCAAGACGTAGGAGGCTTTCTCTGTTAGATGAAAGCACTTGACTAACTTTAGCCTTTTCTTCCTTTGTCTTACAATCTTTGAACCAAGAAGATTTCATTACTTTTTCTTCTTTGTAACCATCTTCTTCATAGTTTTAACTGGTTCTTTTTTCTTGGCTTTACCGCCATAAGGTTTGTTCTTTGGCATTATAATCCTAGCTCCTGTGCTTGTGCTAATACTTCTTGGTTTTCCATCTCAGCTTCTTGGACTTGTAACTGTGTTTCTAGTTGTTCTTGGACTGAAATATTCTCCCCGAACAATGTCATTTCGCCTAACTCTTCTGCGAGTATACGGGCAAACTCTTTGCCTGACATGTGGGCTGCAACTGTTGGGTCTTGTAGTTTTAATTGATAAAGCTGGGTAAGGCTCTGTACTCTACGTGCACGTTCAGCGAAGTGTCTAGCACCCATAGCTACGATCTTACCATTAGCTGTAATGTCATCTTTAGTTATAGTTCTAAAGATAATAGCATTAGCTGCACTGTCGAATACACGAACTGTGTCAGCTATATTCATTCGACGTCTTGATACTTCAAACATAGCATTCAGGATAGGCTCCAAGAATACTCTTTCAAAGTGTGCTGTCTTATGTTCAAAGATGCGTGAGGATGCATTCTGTAGAGTTTGCACCTCAAAGGCTGTCTTTTCCCCTGCTGTGCGTATTCCCATAGCTTGACGGGGTGCACCAGCCATTTCTTCCATCTTGTCCTCTAGCGCCCTAATTTGCAGGTCAGCGTTCAAAGCTGTTACATCAGGGGCTAAGTAACCTACGTCACCCTCTTCCCCCATGTATATACGGGTAGCAGGTGCGAAGTCAAAGTCTTCTACATCACCCCTGATTTTAATAATAGGGTAAGCTATCTGATCGAATACGTCAGCCTTTAGGTTTTCTAGGTGATCAATACGGTACTGCATACCGACAAGATTATCTAGTGGACCCATAGCATAGAGGTTGTCAGGACGAGGACGCCACCCCGCATGAAAGATAGGAGCATGACCAAGATAGCTAGGGTTCTCCTGATTATCTAAAACATATGCTCTGTCTACGATTGTAATGATACGATCTTCATAAAGAGTATCTGTCAGACTATCGTAGAAGTCTCCATAGAAAGTAAGGATTTCTACATAGTTTGAATCGTAGTATTGCTGAATAGAGGAGAACCCATCAGCAAGGTAGGCGTTAGACTTAGCTTGTTCTTCTGAACCTTTGACAGCAGCCCTAGCATTTACCATCTTTTGGAAAACCCCTTGCATGTATTCCTTGCTAGGGTCTGACTCAATCATCTTACGAACTTCACCTAAGGTTTTAATCGACTTAATAATCTTAGGAGATTTTTCAAATGAAGATGCTGTTGGATTAAAGCATAGATCAAAGGGTGAGATACGAACCAGCTTAGGTCCGATATAGTTTACGACGAGGCTGTCGTTTTCTTTGGTTTGGTAGTTTTCTTCCCATGTGACTGTGGCGAAGCAGTTTCCATATTGAATGTAGTCGTATAACAGATCTGAGGAAATGTTGACAAAATCAGATTGGGCCAGTTTGTTTTCCATGTAAGATTGAATAGCATCACGTTTTACCTTTATGTTATCTTCACGAGTTTTAGCCTCAAACTTAAACCATGTCTTCTGAGGGAATAAGGTTGAGAAGTAATTAGCATGGAGATTATCCATGATTTGAGTTAGCTTGGGGGTAGTGGTACTGTTAGACCAAGGAAGCATAGCATTCTTAGTTGTCGTAGTATCCGTAGCGTATAAGTAGTTTCGGAGTTCTTTCCACTCCTCAACCTTTTTATCACGCAGAGTAGACCATTCAACCCACCGTTCAGAGATCTGAACAGCCATGTTGTCAGGACTAATGATGTTGTCTAAGTCTAATGTTTCGCCAGCCATTAACGACTACCCCTAAATTTATTATTTGCCCACACAATATTATTACTATTGTTAGCTCTTCTTGCATTTCTAGCTGGTTTAACAGCCATGTCTACTACTGAAGCAAGAGCATCTATTATATCATCGTGTGGTGGATTGCGTGAAGATAGTTCTTCTTCTAGTGTTTGAACATTACCTCCACGGTAGTGCCATATGCTCATGTTATCATATCTAGGCTCTAAGATAGATGAGATACGTTCTTGTTTATTACCTTGACTTTTATTAGGTCTAAACTCATCTATACTAATGGCTAGTCCATGTTGTTTGATAAGTTCTTTGAGTTGTTTGACGATTGCCATTTGTGCAACGGTTGTTTCTGCCCTGAGTTTTTTAAAGGACCACTTGTTGGACAAGTGTAAGATGTGCTCAAAGTAATCAGAAATTCTGTCAGTCCTGAATCTATCGATGTCCAAGACGTAGATGTTGTTGTCTGCATCTATTCCTACCACTACTATAGCTGTATAGTCAGCACGTTTGTTTAAACTAAATGCAAAGTCAACTGCTGCAAATACATTTAGTCGGTTATTTCTGTAATACATATAACCGTTTTCTTCACGGATATGCTTGCGTTCATAGTACTGAAACTTGTCTGGGCTTACAGGAACATTGTCAGGATCAGATGGATCGTTGTAATACTGTGCTCTAAACTGCCCTTTGTCTAAGTACTGACCTCTCTTCTTAGAAAGGATCTTCATGTTAAAGCCAAACCACTTACCGTCTTTACGTTGGCTACGAGGCCAAAGGAACTCCCCTGTTCCATCTCCTCTTGCTTCTACTGGCTTCTCAAATACCTCATAGATATTTTCTTCACCTGTTTTTTCACCCTGATCAGTATACAGATCCTCTGTCATCTGAAGTAGATCATTGTAAAGATCTGCTGGGTGATACCTTGTGCCCACTACCCACTCACGAGCTTCAGCACCTTCAATAGATGACAACAAAGAGTACTGGCTTTTTACCTTATTGCGACCCTCTCCTGTGTAGGCATTCTCATAAACAACCACATCATCCAATACCGCAATGTCACAGTGCATTCCAGTAAGGGAAGTAGTGAGGCCACCAGTAAATACAGAAGGGTCACGAACATTCTCTTTCTTACGTGCAGGGTGATCTAAAGAAATCTCTGAGTTAGTCCATCTAATTCGTTTACCTTCATCAGCGTTAACATGCTCAGGCCAGTAGCGACGATAGATCTCAGATGTTAGAATACCCTTGACAAATCCTAATTGTTTCTCAGCTAAATTAGCTGTAGCCGATATGTATAGTATACGCAATGTTGGGTTCTTTGTCAACTCCCAAGCGACACGAAACGCAATTAATCTTGATTTTCCGTGGTCACGAGGAAACAAAAGAAGCTGATGGCTTTTATAATCAGGTCTTGTCCACCAGTTACAGACATCCTCATGACATTGGCCTAATACTTGTTCAGGTGCTACAAGTCTAATAAATGTAACTAAGTCACTCTCAGCCGCTGTACGAATATCAATAAGTGTTGACATTACAGAACTCGTCTCCAGTTAGAACCGTCCTTGTAGTATATGGTAGAAGGTTCAACCCAAGAACTGTTGTCGTTTGCGTAAGCTGCCTGAACAAGAACCCATACACCGTTTTGTTTAATGTACATTTCACTGGTAAATAAATCAATAGTAGCTGACGCTAGTAAAGTAGTTGAACTTACCCCTGTAAAACTAACATTAATAATTTTGTCTGCTGAAGAGTTTAGTGTAGATGAAGCCGTTAAAGAACTGCTTACAAGCTTTTTAATTATACCTAAATCACTAATAGAAGAAGAAGCTGTAAGAGAACTTGCCCCATTAGTTGTTAAAGAGGGTACAGCTTGTAAACTACTTAAACTAACTAAGTTAGAAGATGGCCTTACTTTTACTGAACCAACAGAGTTTAAGTTAGCTGAAGAAATTAAAGTTAAATTAACATTAATTTTTTTAAATCCAACAGAAAGAATAGTGCTTGTTGAACTTAAACTTGCAGTAATTAAAAACTTTTTTATTGGTTCAGAAGAAACCGTACTAGAAGAAACTAAAGAAGAAGCAACACTTCTAGTTACACTTTCTGCTGTGTTTAGTGTTCCAGAAGATATTAAGGAAGAACTAGCACTTTTAGTAATACTTCCTGAAACAGTTAAGCTACTTGAGGAAACTAAAGAAGAACTAACAGATCTAGTTACACTTTGTGTTGTAGCAAGATTACCTAAAGAGTTTAAAGAAGAAGCAACAGATATCGTTAAACTTGGTACTAAAGATAAAGAACTAGAAGCAGTTAAGGAAGCTGCCGCTGTAAACTCAGACGTAACAGTTCCTGAAGCAGTTAAACTACTTGAAGAAACTAAAGAAGAACTAACAGATCTAGTTACATTTCCTAAACTAACTACATTGCTTGAGGCAACTAAAAAAGAACTAACAGATCTAGTTACATTTTCTAAACTAACTAAACTACTTGAAGCAACTAAAGAAGAGTTGCCTTGAAGTTTATTAAAGGCAACAGATAGTTTACTACTTGTTGAAGCTAGACTTGCAGTAGCTAAAGTTTTTAGTGTAGCTACAGAAGAAAAAGAGCTAGAGGCAACTAAAGAAGAGCTGCCCTGTAAAGCTACTTCTGCAACAGCCCCAGTATCCGCTAGTGGGGCAGACGCTAGTGGGCTGAAACCTAGCATGTATTACTCCTTACGTTGAATACTGGTAAATGGTGTCGTTTGATTGGCCTATAACATACATTTTCGACCCGTCGTTTTTAAACGCAATACCTGTAGCCCCAGAGTCTTGAGTAACTACTGAAAAACTTGTACTACTATAACTTGCAGTAGATAAATCCCACGCTGTTGACAGTGTATATTCATAAACTGCATCTGTAGACTGATTTGATCCTAAGATGTATGCCTTTGTGCCGTCTGGATTAAAATAAACAGATTGAGGTTGTCCATCTTCAGATGAAACACTAAAACTAACATTGTCATTTGATGTCGTACTAATATCCCACGGAGTAGATAAACTGTATTGATCTACAGAATCATTACTATTACCAATGATATAAAAGTAAGTACCGTCAGGTCTAAAGTAAATCCCACGAGAAAAAAACTGATAGTCAATAGAAGCAGAAACACTATCATAACTTGCTGTTGATACATCCCATGCTGTTGATAAGGTATATTGATAAACAATGTTATTAAAACCTACAACGTATAATTTAGAACCATCATCTTTAAAGAATACACCTTGAGGATTGCTTTCTTGAGAAGCAAAGCTAAAAGACTTAGAAGCATATGATGCGCTTGATATGTCCCATGCTGTTGATAAAGTATATTGATAAACAGAATCAGAATCTTGACCCACAGCGTACATAGCCGTGCCATCGGGCTTAAAGAATACACCAGTAGGTGTTATTTCTTGCGTTGCCACACTAAAGCTAACACTATCATAACTCGCATTAGCAATATCTGGATCAGTCCAGCTAGACCCAGCTTCCCATATCTTGGTGCTGCCAACATAAACAGCAGTCACAGTTGTGCTGCCAACAGTTACGTTGCTGAATGCTGTATTCCCAAGATATAAAGTCTGAGCCATTGCTTATCCAGTTACAAAGTAGATCGTGTTGCTGTCAGGTGATGCTG